ACAATGTTGTCTTGTAAAAACTGTTCAGCTAAAGTTTGAGAGTCAGCAAACTGAGGTGCTCTACCTACAATTTGAACATCTTTAGTAAACTGTCTAGCTATTTTATCGTTAACGACTTGATCTATAGCAGCTCCTGGAGATATACCTGAAGCAATGTTTTCATTAACTTCACGTTCTACTTTTTGAACTCTTCTATTAGCCGCGTTACGTGTAGCTTTACTTATTAAAGGCCCTGCTGCTGAAAGAACACCACCAGTGGCTCCACCGAAAGCTCCTAGAGCTAGAGCTTTTTGAGGACTTATTTCTCCTCTTTTAGCGTAATCTTCTACAGCACTAAATCCAGCACCTATACCGGTACCAATACCAACAGCAGCTTTTATACCACGACCAAGAGGTAGTAAATTTGTAGGGTCAGCTAACGTACCTACAATTTCTCCAAGAGTAGCGGCTGTACCAGTAGCTTCTTGAGCACCGTACTCTTTAACTAACGCGCGTTCTTTTGCACGGAGTATCATGTCTTTACGTTGGTCTATCGTAGCTTGCATGAAGCCGGGACCGTACAATTCTTCAGGAGTTTTGTATTCAAACTCAGACGTAATTCTACCAAGAGGATAATTACGCTCTAAAATATCAGATACGTAACCTATAAAACTACCGGCTTCGTCAAAGCCGTACATAAAATTATCAAAGAAACTACGGTCTTCGGAAGACACATCCTCTACCGGTTCGTCTGGTTCAGTAGAAAACTTACGTACTAACTTTCTATCTGGCGATATTTCATCACCCGGCATAACCCCGAGACTACGTAGTCTAGCAGATCCACGTAGGTCTTCTAAAGTTATCTGTTTGTTTTGCGGTACTGGTTCGGTAGAAACTTTACGTACGAGTTTACGCTCAGCGGTTATCTCGTCGCCAGGCATAACACCTAAGCTTCTAAGACGTGCTGAACCCCGAACATCATCCGCTGTTAAAATTGTATTTTCGGCCATTAAAGATCACCAAAAGGATCGGCTGATGTAGTAGCAGCCCCTGTTCTATTCTGTATGGCTTTTTCGACAGCCTGTCTAAGATTTAACTGATTACCAGACTGTGCTCTTATACCTAATGCTTCAATAACTATTGATTGTTTAATACGGTCTTTACCTATTCCAAGTATACCTGACTGATTATCAATGTATTGTTTAGCAATGGGTACATCTTCAAGTAAACTTGTTGTTAATTTTATTTGTTCTTTTGTTGCTTCAAGAGGTTTAGGAGTTACTTTAGCAGCTTCTTCCTCTCTCAATTGTAAAGATCTTTCACCTCTTCTTGCTTCAGCTATTCTCAATCTGTTTAAAAGTTCTTGTTGAGCTGCTTCGTTTGCAAGCCTTTGCTCTTCTCTCTGAGCTTTCTGTGCTTTAAGTTCATCTTGCTTAATACCGTACGCTGCGCCAGCTACACCTGCTGCTATACCTTCTGGATCTTGGAACTCTGGTCGAGCCATGATTTGCAGAATACGTTTAACAAAATCCATAGTTTGAGGACCGCCTAGGTTTCCAAAAAACCCAGAGTCTTCTTGTTCTCTTGCTCTTGGTAAAAACGTTTCGTTAGTTACACGCTTTTGATCTCTAGCTATTTGCTGACCAGCATCAAGCGCAGAATCTACAACAGACGAGGCTTTGTTAACAGTAGGGGGAGGCACAACCATATCAGGTGGATTAGCAAAATCCATACCTGTAGGTCTTGGAGCAGTTGTTGTTTTCCGAGCTGCCTCTTGAGCTATATATTGCGGAACACCTGATACCTCTCCGCGCATAACCCTGTTAAACAAATTAGCGTTAAATTTTTCTTCCTCGGTTGTTCCAGGAGGGGCAATAGGTGGTCCCATTGGTTCTTTGTATCGTGGATCAGTGTAATAACTTTGAACAGGCGGAGGTGTTTTTATCGAGCCGAAAAAACTAAAAACATCTCTGATGTCATCAATTAAAGTTCTTGGTTTAAATTCTTTAGTTTCAGCCATCGGTTTGCTCCTAGACTAGCGGATTAATTTTATAATTACGGATCATATCTGCTAGTGCTAACTTTAAACGATCTTCCATAAGTTTCTCGTATTGTTCCGCAGACAAATATTCATCTGGTCTAACACCTTGTCCTACACCACGAAAACTTCCGCCTCCCCTTGGACCACTGTAGCCACTAGGGAATCTAAGACTTCCACCGTCAAATACTTGTTTCTTAGGCTTCTTGCCAGAACCTAATCCCTCAAGCGCTTCCGAGGCAAACAGTTTTAAGTAATCAGAAAACCTCGGTGACTCGCTCGGAGCATTTAGTTCTGAGAACGGTAATTCCTCTGGCTCAAAACTTAGATCAGGACCACCATATGTGTAATCTTCGCCGTATGGTTTGAACTCTTCGTACTCATTTGCAAAGTCCATACCGCCTAGATAACCCTCATAACTAGGGGCACTACTAGAACGACCAAATCCAAAGATATCACCCATTTAACACCTTCCCGTAATCTACGCGGTAGTACCCGTCTGTGCCAACGGTGACTGCATCGGGCATAACGTCCAGAACTTCTTGAGCCAATACACCAAAGCTCGGTTGACCTTTGACAATCTCTTTTGCCTCTTTTGTCCACTCCCAGCGATACACCGGTATACCGTTTGGTAACTTACCGACGCGCTTGATCTCAGTCTTGAGCCTAATGTCAGAAAATGCTGCCATGGCTGCGGAACCAGCTTGAGCAAGAGGACCAGCAACTTGTTGGAACAACGATGGTTGCTGTATAGCCTGACTTGTTGTACCTTGCATCGCCTGTTGGTAAGACGTCTGACTACCAAGACCGGCAAGACCACCGAGCAAGTTAGCAAGGTTGGTGACTTGCAGGCGTTCTGCTTCTTGCCGCTGCTGTGCCAACCTGGCAGCGTCAGCAAGCTCAGCAGCTCGTTGCTGCTCTTGGCTCCGACCAATAGCTTCTTGCATCGACGCCTGCGTTGCGGTAGCGCCGAGATACTGTTGAGCTAGACCAGGTAAAGTTCCTAGTGCCTGTTGTCTACGTACGTCTTCTTGGCCAAGTGCTTGAGCAAGTTGTTGCTGTACAAGTTCTTCGCGCTGACGTTGTTGTAGCGTCTGCATCTCGCCCAGAGCTGTAGACCCTAGACCAAACTGCCCAGCTTCCATCGCCTGTTGTTGAGCTATCTGTTTGTCCCGCTCGGTCATTGCGCGAGCTTGGTTAGCCAGTGCGCCTGTCTGTGCTTCAAAGATTGCAGAAGTGCCGGGAGCAGCTTGTGCAATACCAAGCTGTTGCTGCATCAGATTTTGAAACATTGGAGACAAAGCTGCCGACTGAGCACCAACTTGTCCGTACAGGTCATATGCTTGTTGCGTTGCAGCTGTTTGCTCAGGGACAAGCGACTCTGTAAACAAAGCTGGTGCTTCTGTAAACGTACTTTGGATCTGCGGTAGTAAACTTTCTATATAAGGTACTACCGGAGCGTACGGTTGAATTGAAGAGCTACCCTGCGTGGTGCTCTGTTGTGGTATCTCGACTATTTTAGTCTTAGCTTTAAAAGGATTACCCATTATAACCTCTTTACAATTGTTACATTTTTAAACTCGTATCCCTGTGGCTCTAGCGCCTTTACCCATCCTCGCCTACCTGTAATCTCTACAAACTGGTACCCTAAGTTCCTATAATAGTCCTCTATGTAAGGTAGTCCGTGCTCATAGTTTAACTCACCTGCTAACGCTTCGAAGTACACCCCGACACTTTGGGGGTACTCTGCCTTCCCAATTAGGAACGCTCCAAACACTGCCCCTGCTTCGTTTGCGGAGACCCAGAAGTCGGAGCGTTTCTCCAGCGCGTTCAGCGCAAAGTCTACAGCGGTGACGTATCTTGAGTTGTTCGAGCGTTTGATCGATCTTTCGTAGTACTCTAGACAATTTACCACTAAGTCCCTGAATCCCGCGTGGTGCGGGTTAGCTAGCTTATAACTGTACCCATGATCCAGCGGAGTTATAAAGGTAAAGTCCTTCTCCGCTTCCTGGGTTCCAACTTGTTCCATCTGCATACCTTATGTCCCCCTGTTGTGGTTTCGTGGGGGCTGAGTATATCACATCTATGTGTCCATCGCGAACCACATTTATTGCATTAGCTATCTCGTTGAACATATCTTGGACATATCCAGGAAGATCTGCGGGGTCTTGAGGGACCGTTGCGGGTTCAAATCTAGGAAACTGTACTGTCATCGGTCAGACACAACTTCTGATTCTAACGTGTAGCCAGACAACTTAAACTGAGTATCGTCTGTGGTTTCAAACTTGACCGCTATGTATCTACCACGTACACGACAATCCACTTTGTTGTCTTGGCCTATGCGGAACGTCACGGGATCAGAATACGTAACCCCTTCGTACGGGTTAATCTCACTGCCAACGCTGATACGAACAGTGCCTGTACCCTCGATGCGGGGATACATTCGTGTAACAGATTTTATCCTATTGGTTTGACCCGCGTGTAGACCTACGCGCTCTAAAAAGCAGGTAAAGTCGGTTCCGTCGAAGTCAATACCGTAATCGACAAGGTACAACTTTGTATCAGCTGTGCCACAAATGAGCAAAGAGTCACGCGTAGGACTGTAAGGATTAAAGCCCCATGTACTCGGTGTGTCGTTCCAAGTTGTAGTAGCGTTGGCCCACGAATTTGTATACGTAGGATTAACGATACCCTGTGCTATGAACCTTGTACCTGGTAGTTGCCGAGTGGTCCAAGTGTTATCAACGTAGTTCCAGATTAGAGCCTTGTTAGGCAAATCGTTAACAGCGTCAGACGACGCATAGCAGATCCAAACTTCGTTCTTGATGTTGTTATGAGCGCAGAACGTACGGTACGCTGAGTCTTGCTCTAGATCGTTAAAGAAAAATGAACGTACTTGATCGTCTATGATACTACGGAGCTGAGCGCCGTTGTGAATATAAATATCATCAGAACTGACAAAGACATGCCTTCCGTCTCCCAACGCCACCACGGCGTCTCTAGCGATTAGACCAGCGTTCTTGAAGCGCTCTCGTATATTAAACGTAAACGCACCACCGACATATGTCATGGCGTGTACGCTATCTTCTTTATATACCATAAGCTCGTTGCCTAGCGCAAGAGCATTTAAGATATGTCCCTTTGTACCACCGATGGTAGCCTGAGCAGACTCGGAGTCAGTACTAGACGTAACCCATGTGTTAGCACCGTTGCTCGACGAACCTTCTGGTATAGCATCGCTCCAACGTACAGAAAACGGAAGCTCTGTGCCACTGTCTGTTAGATTAAGAGCAACCAAGTGATTCTTAAAGGGTACAATAGATTTACAGCGGAGAGTGCTAGGCCAGTTAGTCAGGTCAGCAAACTGGCTGTCGCCCTGTGCATACTTTTGCGGTACGTCTATGCCGTTGGTACAGACCAAGACACCGCCTAGGATACCGCCTTGCCAATTGTTCGTTGTACCAGACAATGTAGTATACGCACCTGACGTACGAGTAACATTAGAGTGCGTGGTGTCGTTGATTTGGTAAAGACCTGTAAGACCACCGTAGATCCACAGATCTGTAGACCCCTTTGTCCAGCTGATAGCCCAATAGGGAGCAACACTAGGAGTACCAAGAACCTGCGTGTGTCCGTCTATACGACCAGCCTTCTTATCCAAGAAGCGTACGTTCTGTACATCGTTGAACATATTTGGCGGCATGTCGTAGGGAGACAAATCGTGGTTAAACGAAAAACCTCCTTGTAGACCATTGATGTCAAATAGTTCTTTAGCCATTTGATTGGATTTCCCAATCTGTAGATTTATAAGATTGTAAAAGTATTACAGAACCATCTTGGAACAGTAGATTTGCGTTGTCTTCCTGGGTCAATGTATTGTTCGTATTAGTCCAAAACGGTTCGTAGTATTCTTTTTCTAGAATAAGACCATTTTCTGCGAGAAGGTTAAGACCGTTTTCTGTTAGAAGTTCATTAGCCATCTTTACGCTCCTCTACGTACCATACCCCCAGGATCACCTTGGACACTCATGGTCATTACTGTACCACTGTACCTAGCAGACTCTTCGTTGGCCCTTACGGAGTTGACACCTTCTAGGTAAAGAGCTGAGAACCGCTGGAGCTGCTCGTTATCGTTAAGATATATAGCCCCTTCAGTACAAGCGCCGAACAAATACAGCTCAGGGAAATTGTCAAGAATGTTATTAGTTGAGACGCTAGAGGACAAAGGGGTGAGCGCTTGGTAGTAGTTGATTCCAAGGGTGTAGGACCCGTCAGGTGTAGGAGCAATTTTTAAATCCTCGCCGATGATTGAGTAAGCGCGGGGAGCGCCACTGGTGTAAGTTCCGTACTCTCGGCTCAGCGATTCAGGCGACATATAGGCAAGAGCGTAGCTGTTACTAGAACTGTCGTAGACAATATTACGTAGCTCAAGCATATCTGTCGGAACATTATAGAACGCCGTGCCAGAGATGGTTGTGGTGTTGGCACGTATCATGTTAGCACGAGCACGTACGTCTCGGTCTAACCTGCGTTCGGTCAACGTTATAAAATCAGGAATAACCGCATCCAGATCGGTGCGGTTCAAATAGTTAGCAATGCTTGTCTTTAATTGGTCGTAGGTAGACAGAGCCATTAGATATTGCTTTCGTGTGTCCTAAGCCACCTGTACGACGGATCGTTAAGAAGCTGCTTAACCTTTGGCATGTGATCTTTGTTAAAGACATCCACGCCTAGTTCTCTTTTCCACTTTTCGATTACGACCAGCGGAATACTAGCGACCTTACGCATCCCAGAGTTATTCTGCGGACCATACATCGAGTCGCCGTTAAGTTCTTTCTTATTGAGTTCCAGCAGGGGTTCAACGTCCTGCACACGATTGACAACAATGCTGTCTGTTTCGTGATCGTATTTGGCTTTTGTTTTAATAGGGGAATCCATGTTAACCTCTAATTGGGGAGAGCCACTAGG